AGAGGCAATTTGTGCAAAGATTGTACAACATGAAAAAGTAAGTCTAGAAGATATGATCTGGGCAGAGAAACTTTCAAGAGTTAATAGAACTGCAACAACAATGTTGAGGCAAGCAAGAAGGAAAGCAGAGAATCCTGATATGCAGGAGGGTGATTTGGACGACTTCCTCAATCAATTAGATATTGGTGGATTAGGTAACGAAAGATTTGGTGTCAATAGATTTAATAATGTAGATGATATTGTAGATTTCTTCAAAGAAGATAAACCAGAAGATTGGAGACAAAGAGACTAAACTGTATAAGTAAGTAGGCATAAATTTTTGTTAAGGAATCCTGACAAATACCATACATAATGTTAGAATTATGAGGTCATACAAATGAAAGAAATTCTTTGTGATGATATTCTTTGTGCGTGGAGGTCATTATGCACAATCTTATTTCTTACAATCAACTTGCATCTTGGAATCATTTAGAAAATACAATTAGTAAATTTACTGAGGAAAACGAATTGATGAATGATTACTTTAATTGTTTAATTGAGTGTGATAATAATCAACAACAATGTAAAAAAATCTGTAGAGAGATATTAAAACAATTGTAATGATGGTTGGGGGAGTTGCTCTCCCCCTTTTTTTGTGTTAGAATACCTGAAAAGAATTAACTTATGAACAAAGAAAGAGTAAAATTAATAGTCAAAAATATGGAACTATTAGTTGATTCACTTAAAAAAGAATTAAATGAAACTGAAACTGAAGATGTAGGAGAACAAATCATAACTACAATTCCTTATGTAGAAGATTATGATGAGGTATTTTCTGGATGAGACTTAAAAAAATGTTAAAGTTGCTCAAAGAAGCAACAAAAAATAATGGATCAATCTATACTCAGGCAGAATTAGATTATATGAATAATCAACTTGAAGTGATTGAAAGCGAATTAAAAAAATTAGAACATAGAGACTATAAAGGATTTGGAAAAAAAGTATGAAACCAATAGTTAAATTTGTTAGTGTAACTCCAGATGCAGAAAAGGCTATGGCATATATTGCCAGAGTTTCTAATCCATCAAATCAGGATAATGACAATTATGCAGGTCTTCTGAAGTATTGTATTAAGCACCAACACTGGTCTGTGTTTGAGCAGTCACACATGTCCCTTGAGATTGAAACTACAAGGGGAATTGCTGCACAGATTTTGAGACATAGGAGTTTTACATTCCAAGAGTTTTCTCAAAGGTATGCTGATACAAATCTTCTTTCTGATCATATTCCTATCCCAGATTTGCGTAGGCAAGACACAAAGAATCGTCAAAACTCAATTGATGACATCTCTGAGTATGTAAAATTAAAACTTCAGGGAGAAATTTCAGAGCATTTTATTGCATCTAAACATCTTTATAATCGTCTTTTGGAAGCAGGAGTTGCTAAAGAATGTGCAAGGTTTGTTCTACCTCTTGCAACACCAACAAGAATTTACATGACTGGTTCTTGTAGGAGTTGGGTACATTACATTCAACTTAGAGAAAAGAATGGGACTCAAAAAGAACATATGGATATTGCTCTTGAGTGTAAGAAAATATTCATTGAACAATTCCCATCAGTATCAGAAGCTCTTGAATGGGTCTAAATAAATTATCTTGAATTTGTAACTTATGGCATTATATCCCATTATCCATGTAGAAACTGGTGAAAAAAAAGTAGTTGAAATGAGTGTTCATGACATTATGGAATGGTATAAAGACAATCCTGAATGGAAAAGGGATTGGTCTGAAGGATGTGCAACTCCAGGAGAGGTTGGTGATTGGCGCAACAAGTTAATCAGTAAGAGACCTGGATGGAATGACGTTCTAGAAAAGGCATCAAAAGCACCTGGATCACGAGTAAAGAAAATCTAATGGCAAGAAACAGAAGAAGAAACACAGGAGATTCTCCTATTGGTATTGGCACTACAGCAAGAAACAGGAAAAAGAAAAAACCAATTAGTGCAGAAAGTTTAGTTGATATTCAGCCATTAACTGCAAATCAAAAGATACTTTTTGAGTCTTACAAACAAGATAAGCACTTGTTTGTTTATGGTTGTGCTGGAACTGGTAAAACATTTTGTGCATTATATTTGGCACTCAAGGATGTTCTTGATGAATTAACACCATATGATAAAATTGTTATTGTAAGGTCACTTGTGTCTACAAGGGAAATTGGGTTTCTTCCTGGAGACCATGAAGACAAGTCAAGTCTTTATCAGATTCCATACAAGAATATGATAAAGTATATGTTTGAACTCTCAAGTGATTCTGAGTTTGAAATGCTTTATGGCAATCTTAAGTCTCAAGAAACAGTTACTTTTTGGAGCACATCATTCATTAGAGGAACTACTTTAGACAACTCTATTATCATTGTAGATGAAAGTCAGAACCTTAATTTCCACGAGCTTGATTCTATTATCACTCGTGTTGGTGATAACTCAAGGATTGTATTTTGTGGTGATGCTACACAATCTGATTTAACTAGAAATAACGAAAAGGATGGTATCCTAAACTTTATGAAAATTATTCAAAGAATGCCTGAGTTTGAATCAATTGAGTTTGGTGTAGAAGATATTGTCAGGTCTGGATTAGTCAAGTCTTATATTGTGAATAAAATGGCAGCTGGATTTTAATTGTGAAAATTTTTAATGATTGTGATCTTGGTAAAAAATTAAATTATACATATCTAAATTCAAATCCATTCCCAAATGTAGTTTTAGATAATTTTATAGATCACCAAGTTGCGATAAATTGTCATGAAGAACTAACTAAGTTTTCTTTTTGGGGGTTTGACCCAACTGAATATTCAAAAAAACATCAGGTTAATAAATTTTTTACTCCTTGGTGTGATGAAAGTTTAGAGTATATGAAAATTTTTACTCCAACTGTTTATTATGTTTTGCAATATTTTAACACACAATCGTTTTTAAATTTTTTACAAGATTTGACTGGAATAGAAGGATTGATTCCAGATCCCTCTTTTTCTGGAGGTGGATGCCATAAAATTCATTCTGGGGGTAAGTTGGGGTTGCATGTAGATTATAATTTGAATGATCTTAATCAATTTAGAGTTTTAAACTTTCTTCTTTATTTGAATCCAAATTGGCAAGAAGAATGGGAAGGTGCTTTAGAATTTTGGAATCATCAAACTAAAAAATGTGAAAAGAAAATTTTTCCATTATTTAACAGGGCAACAATATTTACTTTGTCTGATTATTCTATACATGGTCATCCTATTCCTTTAAAAACTCCAGAACATATTCAAAGGTATTCTTTAGCACTTTATTATTTTATTGAAAACCCAAATCAAAATTATTATGAAAGGAGAACAGTAGTTTGGCATGACCTTTAACCACATGGATATGAATCTTCCCAAGTTAGAAAGGGAAGAAATTGATGGGGTAAGATACTATAAACTGCCTGGAGAGGATAAACTTTCCAGGTTAGTTTCTATTACATCAGTTACAAGTTTTCATAATAGACATATTTTTGAAAACTGGCGAAAGAAAGTTGGCGAAGAAGAAGCAAACAGAATTAATAAGAAAGCAACAAGTCGTGGTACTGATTTGCACTCTTTAGTAGAAAATTATCTTCTTAATGAACAACTTCCAGAAGTTCAACCAATTTCAAATTTTCTATTCAAAATTGCTAAGGAAAAACTTGGCAACATAAATAACATTCATGCTCTTGAAAGTTCTCTTTATAGCAAACAGTTAGGAATTGCAGGAACTGTAGATTGTATTGCTGAATATAATGGTGAACTGGCAGTCATAGATTTCAAGACATCTAAAAAACCAAAACCAAAAAATTGGGTTGAACATTATTTTGTTCAGTGTGCTGCATATGCTTGTATGTTTTATGAGATTACAGGCATCCCAGTTAAAAAACTGGTCATCTTAATGGCATGTGAAGATGGGGATTGCGTTGTCTATGAGGAGTATGATAAAATGAAGTATATTAGGTTACTAAATGATTACATTAGAGAATTTGTTCAATCTAAACTACAAGAATATGGAAGATAAATTAAAAGACGCATTAGAACTAAAGTTCCTATGTCCAGCAAAGTTTTCTCAAATCATAGAAGAACTTGTGAAGACAAACGAAGAAATGAATTACATAGATGCTATAGTTCATTACTGCGAAGAGAATGGATTGGAAGTAGATTCTGTATCTAAACTTATTAGCAAACCACTAAAAGAAAAAATTAAGTGTGATGCTATCAACTTAAACTTTTTGAAAAGAACATCCAGAGCTAAACTTTTGATATGACCTCCTTTGATGCTTATAAAACTTACCTTGCACTGAAGAACCACTTTAGTAAACCAAAGTATGATTATTTTAAATATGCAGGTAAGTCCAGAGCATCAGTAGAAACATTTAACAAACGTAAAGATAAGTATTGGTTTGAAAGAATTAGTAGACAAAAGAATGACCAGGAAATAAAAGATTTCTTTGTTGCTAATTTTGTGAAAAGTGATAATCCACAGTCAATGTGGATTGGACAATTGATACGTGAAGGTGAGGACTGTTATAAGGAATGGTCTAAAAGACAACAAAGTTTGTCTTACATTTTTAAACAAGAGTCAGAAGATTTGTTGTCATCAGGAACCATAGATGAGATTCTTGATGCCTCAAGGCAACATCCAGTCATTCTTAAAATGTTCCTGAGCGGGAAAATTAGTATAGAAACACTGGTCATTTGGGATAAAATTTTCCTGTTCGGGAACAATTTTGATAAGCAACTTTTGGACCCTGTGTGGGAGATAGTGTCTTTAAAGATACAGAAGTATTCTTTGTTTCTAAATATCAGTATACAGGATTGCAAAAAAATGTTGAGAAACATTGTAGAGGGGTAATATGGCCTTCTTTGATTCAGAAATAGTTCAGAACGAATTAAAAACTATAGAAAATCTTCAAAGGCATTTGACCAGAGGAGTTTTGAGACTACCAATAATGTCAAAGGCAGAAAAGCTTGAGCATGTAAATTTGTTATCTGAATTATTAGAGAAACAAAAAATCCTGTATACCAGATTGTCATTGTCTGATGACCCTCAAGCCATAGAAAAAAAGAATGAAATTATTGAATCATCTAAACTTTTAGGTTATGGCAACCCTTCAAATATGAATCTGGTTTTTGAAAATATGCAAAAGGTTATTGCCAGACTCAAGAAAGAAGCAGAGGTTGACAAGTAACCTTTGTTTTGTTATGATGTCTGTGGATAACCAATCCAATCAATCCAACTAATCCGAGGTAATCTAATGTCTTTTTCAGACCTTAAGAAAAAATCAAGTCTTGGTTCACTCACTTCTAAACTGGTTCAAGAAGTTGAGAAAATGAATTCAAGCAGTGGTTCTACAGATGAACGTCTGTGGCGACCTGAAGTGGATAAAGCAGGCAATGGGTTTGCTGTTATTCGTTTTCTTCCTGCACCATTGGGTGAGGAACTTCCTTGGGCAAAGGTTTATACCCATGCCTTTCAAGGTTCTGGTGGATGGTTTATTGACAACTGTCTGACCACACTGAATCAAAACTGTCCTGTATGTGAGGCAAACAGGGAACTGTGGAACACAGGAAGTAAAGCAAATCAAGATATTGTTCGTGATCGTAAGCGCAAACTGTCTTACTATTCCAACATCTATGTTGTTCAGGACAAAACACATCCTGAAAATGAAGGAAAGGTATTCCTTTATAAGTTTGGTAAAAAAATCTTTGATAAGATTACTGCAGCAATGCAACCAGAGTTTGATGATGAAACTCCCATTGACCCATTTGATTTTTGGAAAGGTGCTAATTTCAAACTGAAAATCACCAAGAAAGATGGGTATTGGAACTA